CAGCTCTGTTCCTGGAAATCAGCAACTGGTCACAGAGTGATGAGCCTGTGTCGGGTTCAATTCAGTCAGTCGAGCTGTCGTGTAATTTGTATTTGCTGCGGGAGTTTGCGGCTGATCAGTACGGACTGAAATCGCAGAATGCAGCGCTCTATATAACAAGCTGGATTAATGGGCGAATGTTCGGTCCCGGAACTAAACCGGCAAAATTCAGCGACGCTGAACCGTGTGACTGGATTAAAAACGGGCAGTCAGTCGGCTCGCATTCAGTTCAGTGCGTGTCGTTCACGCAGGTCGTCGGCGTCGGTCCCGATATTTTCGATTATCCATCACAGGGAACCCTGAAAAATATATACGTCGGAATAGCGCCAGATATCGGCGCAGAACACGAGAGCGACTACTATGGCCCAATCGGACGATGAATATGCCGCAGCGGAGAACGCGCGCCGGCTGCGTGACGCAGTTAAACGCGGCACGATAGCTGCAGTTAAAATGAATCCTCCCCGTTGCCGAGTCTCATTTGGTGGCGAACACCAGTCGGGCTGGCTGCAGTGGTTTACTCACGCCACCTCAGAACGCGTCGACTGGAGCGCACCATCAGTGGGCGATCCCGTTACTGTTGTTTCTGAAGGTGGGGACACGCGGAACGGTGTAGTTATGCTCGGGCTGCACATTGACGACAAAGCTCCGCCAAGCAACGACCCCCATGATCACGTCACTGCATACTGTGACGGGGCTACGATGACGTATAACACAAAAAATCACACTCTGACATGGCAGGGCCTACCGGACGGCGTAGTAAAAATACTCGGTGAGTCTGAAATAGAAATATTCGGACGAGCAGACGTTACTATTAATAGCGAAAATGTCGTTAATATTCACGGTGGAAAATTAATTAACGCAGACGCTGACGTTATTAACGTGACAGCAACAGACACAATTAACGCACACGCGGATTTAGTGAACGTTATAGCAACGAGTTCTGTTAGTATTACTGCTGCGAACAGAATATCGCTGACAGCTCAAACAATCAGTGCGTGGGCTCCGGGGGGGATAACACTAGCTGGTCCAACACATATCACCGAGACGTTAATTGTAGATAAGTTAGCGACATTCCGTAACGATATTTCTGTCACTGGAGATAACGGTGGAGCAGGTAATATCACAACTCGCGGTAGTGTGTTAGCAGGGCAAGAGGTACAGGACCGACAAGGCACAATGAATGAGATGCGTATTACATATAACGGGCATACGCACATATGCCCTGACGGAGAAACAGATAAACCAAATCAACCAATGGCGTAAATATGCTTGGAATGGACCGTTACACTGGTAAACCTTTATCCGGGGTTGACCACATTTGTCAGTCTATCGTTGATATTTTAACGACCCCGCTGGGGACCCGTGTAATGTTACCGGAATATGGCAGTAAATTATTTGACCTCGTCGATAATCCCACAGATCCATCGCTTGCTATGCGAATAATTATGGAAAGCGCTGGCGCAATAGCACGCTGGGAACCACGCGTCAGAATTGACAGAATAAATGTGTTAGCAGTGGATATCGGGAAAATAACAATATTAATTATCGCAACAGATATCGAAACACAACAGCGATTAGAGTTTAATAATATGGAGCTGATATTTTGATAACATCAACAGTTCAGAACTCGATAGTGAAAACTATTGATATGAGTCTGCTGCCGCCGCCAGCATTCGTTAAGACCCCGTTATTTTCAGATGTTAAATCTAATCTACTGTCAGAGCTGCAGATATTATATCCACAATTTAACGCACTCCTGGAGTCAGACCCGGCAGTTAAACTGCTGGAAATAGTCGCATACAGAGAAATCATTATTACAGCCCGGGTAAATCAAGGGGTGTTCGCTGTATTGCTCGCATTCGCAAAAAATAGCGATCTCGATCAGATTGGCGCTAATTTTGACTGTCTGCGGCTGTTGATAACGCCAGCTAATCCTGACGCAATCCCCCCGACTGAGGCGGTTTACGAGAGTGACGACGAGTATCGTCATCGCATACAGCTATCATGGTATGCGCGGAATACTGCTGGCAGTACGAACGCGTATAACTATTTCGCGCTATCGAGTGATCCAGACGTTTTGTCTGCTCAGGCATACGGCCCCCCCGTGACCCAGCCTGGATACGTCGATATGTATGTCCTGTCGCGAACCGGCGACGGCACTCCGCCTCAATCACTACTGAATACAGTTAATGCAGCGCTGTCTCCTGATGACACCCGACCGCTAACCGATTTCGTTACAGTAAAACCTGCGTCGAACCTGAATTACCGGGTTGAGGCCGATATCGTAGCGGGGCTCGGTCCCGACCAGAACGTGTTGCTCAACGGTGCTCAGAGCGATTTAGCTATATACGTGGCTACACAACATAAAATCGGGGCGACGGCAGCTCTGTCGGGAATTTACGATGCGATACACCGTGACGGCACTGAGCGTGTGATTCTGATATCTCCAACAGAGGATGTGATCGCTGGCGTCGGACAGGCCCCGCACTGCACAGAAATCAAACTCAGCGTGCAAATGGGGTAGCCATGACAAGTCAAAGCGTACTGCCTCCGAACGCAATAACCCCCGAGAGAGCGCTGGAATCTGTTTTATCTCACGTTGGCGATCTGCCTGGCGATATTCGAATTATTAAAAATCCCGATTTGTGTCCTGCAAATCTGTTGCCGTGGCTGGCGTGGGAATACGCCGTCACCTACTGGAACCCCGACTGGAGCGAGCAGCAAAAACGCGAAATTATTAAAGCAGCTGCGTGGCAGAACAAGCACCGCGGAACGCGTGGAGCTGTTGAACGAGCGTTATTAACAGTTGGATTTGAGAGCAAAATGAGAGAGTGGTTCGAAGCCGCGCCCAGGGAAGACCCGTATACATTCGCAATTAAAATATATCTGCTAAAAAGTATGGGGTTAGATTTAGAGCTATTGAATACATTTATTGCACAAATATTTGATGCAAAAAATTGTCGCTCTTTATTAAAGGAAATAAATTTCGAAACAGGTGTGGAAGGGGAATTTTTTATAGCTGGAACTCCTTACACAAAAATAGGCGTAAATATACCGGCAGATGGTGATGGTGGCGTGAAATACCTTGTCCTTGTGCTGATCAAACACATCGACA